AGCGCCATGTCCCGCGTCTTCCGGCTCCTCGCGTCCCAGTGCGTCTGGTCGAGCTCCTTGTGGTGGTGGTCGGGATGGTAGTGGTAGACGACGGCGCCGGCGCAGAGGGAGAAGAGGCCGAGCATTACGGCCGCCCGGTGGACCTCCTGGGCGGCGAAGTGGAAGTATCCCTCGAAGAAGAGGTGCCGCCTCGGGTAGCGCGCGATGAACGGCTCCCCTACGAGCGCGACGCCGGCGGGGTTGAACCGGTTCCCCTCCTGGGTGAACCCGACGACGCCGTCCCAGGCGGGGAAGAGGCGGGCCATCTCCGCGGCGGCGGCCTCGATGGCGCCCGGCTTGAAGGTTATGTCGTCCGTCGCATAGACGATGGGCCCCCGGATCCTCTCGAGGGCCAGGTTCCTGCAGAAGGTCTGGCCCCTCCACTGCGGGACGGGCAGGCTCGCGACCCCGACCGGAAGCGCCCGATAGGTCACCTCGTCGCCGTCGCAGACGACGAGCGGCCTGACCTCTATGGCGCCAGCGGACTGCGGAAGGCTTTCGAGCATCCTCGCGAGCTTCGCCATCCTGTTCCGGGTCGAGACGAGCACCGTTATCCTCATGTTTCCCCCTCCACGGAGACCGCCTGTCCGTGCTTGAGTCCCAGGCTCTCGACGAGGCCGACCGGCGCCAGGAGCTCGATGACCCCCGGCCTGACCCTCGAGCCCTTCCTCCGGAAGAGGAGGCACCGGGCGGGCGCCGCCTGGGCGGCCGTGAGGACGCAGCGCCAGGCCCTGCCGTCCCCGAGCCAGGCTGGCATGCCGCGGAACTCGGCCTTGGGGATCACGATGTCGGGCTCCCCCGGCCAGAAGCCGAGGTCGAGCGAATCGCCTATGTTTCTCCTGCTCGTCCGGATGTTGAGGCTCCCCGGGAAGACCGGTCCGCCGAGATGGCGGGCCAGGGTGTCCCCGTTCTCCCGCGCGAAGACGGCGAACTTGTGGGAGCAGTTGACGAGCTCGACCCTGCCCTCGACGCTCCAGCTCATCGGACGAGCCTCCTCAGCTTCCTCGAGGCCTGGAAGTGCTCGATCACGGCCGGCCCGGCCGCCTTGTCCACGGCCTTGTCGAAGATCGAGCAGTAGGTCGCCGGGAGGTCCAGCACCTTGACTCCGCGGCTGGGCCGAAGGAGAAGCGCGTTGAGCGCCTCCTGCTCCGTCTTCCCGCGCATCCTCGCCACGGCGTCGGCCCAGCGGGAGACGAAGGCCCGGCCGGCCTCCGTGTTGGCGAACCACATGGTGCCTACGCGGTAGCGGCCCTTCGAGTTCCGGTGCGCGGCCAGGTCGTAGCCGGCCGCCCGGGCGCCCCCGAAGAGCTCCGGGAATGATCTGACCATCCCGTCCGCGTCGATCCAGACGAGGTCCCTGGCCGTCGTCGGGAAGATCGAGAGGAGGAAGGCCGGCCGCCTTCGGACGTTCTCGAGCCAGGATCTGCGCGACTCGACGTCGACGACGTAGAAGTCGAGGCCCGTCTTCCGGCAGGAGTCTATCAAGCGCAGCGCCGGCGCGCGGTATTCCCTCGTGAAGTAGGAGACGATGACGAAGGGCAGGTTGTTCTGGAGGCAGACCTCAGGCATCGGCCCTCCCGCCCTGCGTCCTCCGCTCGATGTCGCCGGGGCGGAGTTCGACCTCGCAGATCTCGATCGCGAGCGTCCGCTCCATCGCCTTGAACTGGTGGAAGACCCCGGCGGGGATCTCCGTCTCCTGGCCGGGCAGGAGGTCGATCTCGTCGATCAGGCCGCCCTCCCTCCAGATCCGTATCCGGAGGCATCCGGCGAGGACGAAGAAGATGTTCTTCTTGGCGTCATGGCGGTGCTCGGAGCAGAAGCCGCCGGCCTCGACACTGAGATAGTGGATCGAGAAGAACGGCGTCTTGACCAGGTCGGTCGTCTCGCCCCAGATCTTTCCCTCTTTCATCTCCGCACCCCCTCTTGGTGGCCGCAGCTAATGCAGCGGGCGGCCAGCCTGAACCCCTTCTTCCTCATGAAGCACGGCGCCCGCTTCAGGAACATCTCGCTCCCGCATTTCGGGCAGCGTGTCGCGTGGAGCGTCAGGCCCAGGGACCGGGCCGCCTCCTCCCTGGACTCCCGCGACGGCGGCTTCGGCTGCGGGATCGCCGGCAATCCCGAGCTCGTGATGATCTCTCCCATTGAGGACCTCCTCTAAGGTCTTGAAGGCGAAGCATCTCATCGCGCTGCTGGCGCTGAGGTTCAGGACCTCGATCCCTTTCGCCTTTATGGCCGGCGCGATGTGCTCGAAGGCGCGGCGGAAGCGCGCCACCTGCTGCGGCGGCTGCCGGCGCCTGTAGCGGTTGTGGTAATGGCTCCTCCCGCTCAGGTGGGTCATGTCGAATCCCAGGAGGCAGATCGGAGAGGCGCGCAGGCAGTAGGCCAGCATGAGCGCGCCGAAACCGGAGTTCGCCCCGGTCCAGAGCCCAGACTTGAGGCCGGCGGGAAGCCCGTTGTACGTGACGAACCCCCGGACGTAGTGGATGGGCGGGGGGTAGGTGTGGTTGTCGATCTCGAGGAAGCACTTGATCCCCTTGAAGTCCCCGAACGCCTTGAGGCTGCCCGGGCCGAGCTGCTCCGCGCGGACCATCCGGAAGAAGCTCATGTCCATGGAGAACATGATGTCCGCCCAGGGCGCGTCGAGGTAGGCGGAGTTGACGGCGATCGTCCTCTCGCCGCGGATCCTGGAGAAGTCGAAGCCGCGGAGGCTCGGGCCCCCGCCGATGATGAAGCACCGCTGGCCGGCCCAGGCGCCGTCGGCGATCGCGTCGGTGATGTGGCGCTTGCCGCCCCGCGGGGCCGCCCAGGTCCCGTCGGCCATGGTCGCCTTGAGCTGGGCCCTGGCCGCGGCGTCGAGGAACTCCCTGTCGCGGGTGGTTATGATTTTCCGCCTGCGCCTGATGATGGCGATCCTCCTGTGCCTAAACCCCGGAGGGGCCGGGCCCGGCCGGCCCCTCGGGTCGCTGAATTTCCCGTCTTTCTGCTAGGCCCTACTGCTGCGGTTTCTGTGGTTCTTCAGGCTCCCGCCCCGTGTCCTCTCAGGCCCCGGGGACGCCGGAGGGTTTCGTGCCGTCGACGCACTCGATCTGGTCGGTGTCCCCGACGCAGCCCCCGTGGCGCATCCATCCGGCCTGAGTGTCGGAGTAGCTCAGGATGTCGAAGTCGGAGAAGAGCGAGAGGTCCATGCGGTAGCCGACCTTGAGCTTGTTCTTCGGCAGGATGACCCAGATCAGGTTGGCGCTCGTGAGCATGAGGGAGGTTATCTGCTGGAACTTGAAGTCGATGATCTTGGGGCTTCCCTCGAACGCCTGCTGGTTGATCGACAGCGCCCGGCGGACGATGCCCCTCATCTGGATCGGCGTGAGGACGACGAAGGTCGCCTGGGCTATGTCCCCGTAGCCCTTGTTCTGGCAGTTGAGCGCGATGGTCTGCGCCGCCGTGTTGAGCGCCTCGGCCATGGCCACGGCGTAGGCGTCGCAGTCGGTGCAGCCGGGGTCCTGGAGCGCGACGCAGGACGACTTGACGGACTGGACCGCCTCGATGAGCTGGTAGTAGACCGACGCCCTGCCCGCGTAGGCCTTGTTCCGGAACTGGATCGCGTTGTCCTCGATCGTCCACCAGTCCTTGTCGTCGAAGAGCTGGCGGTGCCAGCCCAGGGCGCCGCCGTAGAAGTCGAAGTAGCAGTGCTCCCTGGTCCCGCTCATCGGGAAGACGGTGAGCTTCTGCCCGGGGATGATCCGCTCGAAGGTGAGCCCGCTCTGGACGTCCGAGACGGTGAACCCGTCGCGGCCGCTCCCGGAGAAGTCCCGGGCGTCGAAGATCTGCTCGTACCCGTTGTCGAAGGTGGTGAGGATGTGGAACTTCTCGATCAGCGGCAGGATCGAGGGCGGGAAGTCCCCGGTCGTTGTGAACTCCTGGATCTTGATCGCGGCCTCGTGGTAGGCCCTTCTCTGGGCCTCGAACTCCGCGACCTTGGCGAACTGCGGCGGGCTAAAGGTGTTGGGCAGCGAGAGGAAGAACTGGAGCGCGCCGGACAGGCATTTCCGCTGCTCGGGATCCTTGTGGTTGTACTTGTCCCAGTCAAGGTTGAAAATTCTGCTTTTCATGTGCTCTCCCCTTATGCCCCGATCGTGGCCTTGTCGCCCTTGAGGTCGACGTAGACCTCGGCGTCGCCGGCGGCGGCGGCCCGGACGAAGATCCCGATCCAGTAGTACCCGGACTGCCAGACCGAGGTCACCGGATCGCCGTTGACGCCGCTCCAATACGCCCTTCCGCCCAGGAGCGCGGCGTTCCCGTCCTTGTCGAGCCAGCACTTCTCGGCGTGGTAGATGAGGAGGGCCTCGTCGCCGAGCTGGTAGGGCGGATCCTTGACGCAGCCCTCATGGTCGAGCTGCGGCTTGCCGAGGAACACGAACCCGACGGTGTCGTTGACGAGGACGAGGTCCCCGTCCTGGTGCCCCGCCGAGTCCGTGACCGTGAAAGGAAACGACCGCCAGTCGGCCATGGGGGTCGCTGTTCTGAGTCTCTGTCCCAAGTGTTTTCTCTCCTTTTTGTTTCCTGGTTTATCCTGCGGCTTCCTAGACCACCTTGGGGATCATCGGGTTGAACTCCGGGTCGAGGTATTTCGCGTCCCCGTCCGGAGGCGTCTTCTTGTCGCCCTCGGGCTCGCCGCCCGGCTTCTTGTCGCCGTCGGCCGGCTGCTCGACCTTCACGCCGAAGACCTCGGCTTCCGTCTTGAACTGGTCGAGCTCGGAGTCGAGGTGCCTCGATAGCTCCTCCTCCGTCTTGGCCGGGTCCGTCGGCGCGAATTTCGGCAGGCGGATCGATATGAACTTCTTCTGCTGCTCCGTGAGCTTCCGCTCCTTGGCGAGCTTCTCGAAGGCCTGGGGGATCTTCGTCTTCCCGATCTCCGCGTCCCGCTCCTTGATCTGCTTCAGGTAGGCGGCCTCCTTGGTCGCCCACTCGCCCTTCTGCCTCTCGAAGACCTCGCCCTCGCGTTCGAGGTGCCCCAGGGCCCCCTTCTTCGCGCGCTTTTCGACGCTCTCGATGTACCCCGTGAAGGCCGGGTCGGCCGTCAGGATCCCGATGTCATAGACATCGGAAGGCGGGATTTTTTTCGCCTTGAGGAACTGCCTAATTTCCTCAATCGTCAGTTCGTTCTCCATGGCTTGTCCTCCATGAGTGGTTCGCGGCCTCGCCTCGGCGAACTCCTGGAGCTGGGCCAGGAGCGTCGCGCCGGCGAAGCCCGGTTTGCTTATCGCGGAATTGCCCAGGGCAACCCCCGTTATGTCCCCGACGTCCACGTCGTAGATGCCGCTGTCCTCGCTGAGCCTCACGTCGGCCTCGATCGACGCGACGTCGAGCGGCAGACTCTTGTATTGCGGCTTTATGTAGGCGACCGCGATCGCGCTCAGACGGTCGTCTATGAACTTGAGCGCCCTTCCCACGATCTCCCCGATCGCGGTCCGGCCGGCGTGCTCGTTCGTCTCGCTGTGGTTGTGGAAGACCTTCAGGCCGATCTGGAGCTTGTCGTGGAGCTTCTGGATCGCGGAGGCGAGCCAGCGCTTGACGACGTTCCCCTCCCCGACGACACGGCCCGTCGAGATCCCCTCGTGGCCGATGACGAAGGCCTTGAAGAGCGGGCTTTTGTCCTTCGCCTTGATCCGCTCGTATTCGCGCGCCGAGATTATGGAGAGGATGTCCGAGGAGGCCATCTCCTGGAGCTGGGCGAGGATCCTCATTTTCTGGGCTTCCCCTTGGTCGCCGGCTTCACCGCCTGGCCGACGAAGGCATCGCCGAGCGAGGCGACGTTGCCGGGACCGATCGTGACGGGCGTCCCGGCCTCGGCCTTGGCCGCCTTCTCCTTCGGCGCCAGGTGGATGTGGGTCGTCAGCATCACCTTCTTCTCGCCGCTGCGGTCGATCGCCTTCGGCAACCTCTCCCGCGGGATGTCCGGCGGCCGGAGCTTGAGCTTGTTGCTGAGGATCGGCTTCGGCCGCGTCTCCGGATCCGGCGCCGGCGCGGCCGTCCTCGTCGGCAGCGATCGGGTCGTCAATAGCTTTCTCTTCTCGGTCATGTCATTCGCTCCCCTTCTTAGCGATCGGCGGGGCCGTGAGCTCCCCGGGATCCTCGAGGTCCGGCAGCATGGGGTTGTCCGGTCCCAGGATCTCGTCTCCGCTCATCTCCTGCGTCGCGGCCGCGGCCTCGAAAGACCCGCCGGCCGCCTTGCAGTGCGCCCGCGCGGCGTCGGCCGTCCACTCGTCCTTCGGGTAGCGGTAGGCCTGGGCCTCGCTCGTCGTCTTCCCCTCGCGCCTCCCCACCAGGATCCGGAAGCTCTTCCCCTCGTGCCTCTTCGTGATCGAGCCGCGCACCTTCACCGCGTCCGGGTCCTGCAGCCTGCAGGCGTGCTCATTCGGATAGGGGCTCATTTTCTCTCCTCCCTTTATATTCGGCCTTCCATGACTTTGTCAAGTCCTTCCGTCACTCCAGCTCGTCCTCGAGGAGGTCGTCCTCCTTGAGCGCGTCCTCCGCCTTCGCCGGCGGCTTCACGTTCGACTCGCTCTTCTGCATCTCGAGCTCCTCGTCGACGTTCACGCCGGGGATCCTGCTGAGGAAGAGCTGGCCGGAGATCTTCCCGCCGAGCGCCGCCGGGAGGAAGATCTTCTCGAGCGCCTCCCAGTGCTTCTGCGTCACGAACGGGATCGTCACCTTTAGGAGCCCGGGCTTCAGGGCCGTCGACTTCTGGGCGTTCCCGGTCACCCTGTCCGCGATTGCCATGGCCTTGGCGAGCGTCTCCTCGTAGGCCCCGATCCACGTCACCCGCTCCTTGAGCGTCGAGGCGTAGAGCAGATCCGCCAGGTTCTCGCCCGTGGACCGGTTCGCCAGGAGGTGGACGAACCCGAGGAAGTGCACCGGGACGCCGGTCGCGCCGCTTATGACCTCGCCCAGGCTCTCGACCTCCTTTAGGAGCATGTCCGTGCCCTGCATGGCCGGCTGGACGTACTTGAAGACGCCGCTCGTGGCCAGCGCCTTCTTTATCTTCCAGTTTATCTCGTCGAGCTTCTTCTGCGCCGCCTCCGCAGCCTCCGGGTCGCCAGGGAATTCCATCACGGGGACGGGCGCCGCGAAGATCCGGTCGATCTCCCGGAGGTCCCTGAGCGCCTTGTCGAGGTTGTCGACCTGGGTCAGGCACTTCATTATCTTCGGGGCCGCGTCGTTCGGGTCGTTGACCCGGCCGCCGAACTTCTTGTAGACGAAATTCGGGGGCTCGAGCTTCACCTCGTCGGCGCCGGACGGCGTCCAGGCCACGCTCAGATATTTCGTGTAGTCCTTCGGGTGCGGCTTCACCTTGTACTTCTTGGCGGTCCACGAGACATACTGCGCCGCGACCATTTTCGCTTCCTCGTCCCAATCGAGCTTCAGGAGGATCTTGCCCTCGATCTCGGCCTCCTTGGCGTACTCCTGCGCCATCTCCTCGTCGAGGTTGTTGTGCTCGAGGAAGGCCTCCGCGAACTCGAGCTCCTTCTCGCCCTCCTCCTTCTTGACCTGCTGGACCTGGATCCCCTCCGAGATTATGAACGCCGCCCTGATGTCGATGATGTTCCCGGTCTGGAGGCAGCCCCAGTCGGCGACGCCGCGATACTTCTTGTCGATGGCCTCGACCGCCAGATCATAGGTCAGATACTCGTTCCCCCTGTACTTCGCGCCCTCCTGCTCGCCGGCGATGAGGAGCTTCGTCGCGAGCTGGATGTTCGCGAACTGCAGGCGCTTGAGCTCCCCCTCGAGCCGGGCGTTCCTCGCGATCTCTTGGCGCGCGTCGGTCGCCGCCCTAAGGTACGATCTTATCCCCATGGTGCCTCCCTAATAGACGTTCTCCTTGGTGAAGCCTATGAAGACCCTTTTCGAGCCCCTGTGCTTCAGGTGGGTCCAGACGCCGTAGCCGACCGCGTCCGGCGAGTGGTCCTGCCACTTCACGGGCTCGTCGAGCACCCGGCCCAGCCGGTCCTTCTTCCACTTGTAGGCCTTGAACTCCCAGTTCGTCCTGTCGTTCTGCGCGAGCGACAGCCGCCGGAACCGCTTCAGGAACATGATCCTGTCTAGGACCGCGTTGTCGGCCGGCTTGATGTTGAACCCGGCCCGGTGGATCTCCTCGATCCTGTCCGGCTCGGACGGGTCGGCGTATATCGGCCGCCTGCGCCAGTCCGGCACGATGACCGCGCCCATCTCTTTTATGAGGTCCGCCGTCGTCAGGTGCGCCTTGTGGATGAGCTCGCGGATCCCGATCGTCCACTCCTTGACGCCTATCTCCTCGAGGACGGTCGGGTTGTTGTAGCCGAAGTCGAGGCCGTAGATCGTCTCCTCCGGCGCCGGGAGCTCCGGCACGATCTCGAGCGGGCCGTAGATCGTCTCGCCGATCGGGGCCCACTCCCCGAGCCCGAAGACCCGCCAGTACTCCGGGTCCTGGTCCCTGAGCGACTCGAGGTAGGCGACGGAGTCCCTCTGGAAGAAGGGGTTGTCGAGATAGGTGCTGTGGATGAGCCTGTGCGGCTCCTTCTGCATCAGGTCCTCGTGGACCCAGCCATGGTAGTCGTTCGGGTTGAGCGTCAGGTAGAGGTGGTTCCTCTCGCCCGGCCCGACCTTCGCCCTCAGCCTGAGCTTGAGGATCTTGAAGTCGTCGGTCGAGAACTCGTTCGCCTCCTCCATGTGGATGTAGTTGAACTCCATGGACTTCATCTTCTCCGGGTCGTCGAACGAGGAGAAGAGCCAGTAGTTGTTGAGCGGGGCGAAGCGGATCGTGTGCTCGCTCCGGTTGTGGTTGACGCGGCCGAGGAGCCGCCTCGCCGAGAGCATCTCCTGCGCCCAGAGATAGGCCGACCCGCGCAGCGCCGGGAAGGTCTTCCTCGTCGTCAGGAGCTTCTTGTCCCGCTCGGTGAAGAACTTCGAGATGAAGAGCTGGAGGATGCTGTAACTCTTGCTCGAGCCCGAACCGCCGACGTTGAGGACGACCATGTCCCCCGCGGCCAGGTTGTCGTAGAAGACCCGGGTCGCCGGCCACTGTTCGAAGACGCCCGGCGCCGGCCCCGGCCCGGTCACGGCTTCACCCCGGCCGCCGGCACGATCTTGAGCAGCACCGGCTTGTCGTCGTCCCCGCCCTGGATCGGCATCGGCACCTTGCCCTCCGTCCGGTCGAGGACGAGGCTCACGAACTGGTAGTCCCCGGAGAGGGCCTGCCTCACGATGACCCTGGCCAGGAGCTCGTAGTTCCTGGCCTTGAAGACTTTCTCCTTGCCGTCCGGGAGCTTTATCTTGTAGCTGCCCTCGCGGTCGAGCTCGGCCAGGATCTCGGAGCGGATCCTTTTCGTCGTCTCGACGGCCGCCTTCGACCGCTGGCCGGCGGTGTTCCTCCGCTCGTCCGGGCCCGGCTTGAACGGCCGCCCCTTCCCGCCCTGGCGCGTGAACCTCCCGGCAGCATTTCTGCCAGGCTTGACTTTCCCTCCCGAACGCCGCAGGATCCTAGCCATGGACACCGTCCCGAAGGCGAAAAGGAGCTGGATCATGTCCAGGATCAGGGGGAGGGACACGACTCCCGAGCTCGCCTTCGGACGCCATCTCGCCGCCTGCCGGATCCCCCACGTCAAACACCCCCCGATCCCCGGGAGCCCGGACTTCGTCATCCCCCCGGCCGGCCTCGCGATATTCATCCACGGCTGCTTCTGGCACGGATGCCCGAGGCACTTCAGGCCCCCCAAGTCCAACCGGAGGTTCTGGTCGGCGAAGATACGCCGGAACATGGACCGGGACGAACGGAACGCCGCGAGACTCAGGCGCGCCGGCTACTCGGTCTTCAAGATATGGGAGCATGATCTAAGATCCCCTCCTTGACCGTCCTCGCGATGGCCTCCATGAATTTCGGCATAACCGCGTTCCCGAGTTGATGGCCCCGCTCGCATTTGGATCCTGCCAGGATAAAATCATCAGGGAAAGTGCAGATCCGCTTCATCTCAAGGTCATTGAGCTGCCGGGGGACCGCATAATGCCAATGCCTGTGGGCTTTGACCAGGGTCGGGCTCGCGTCGCGGGGGTCAAGCCGGCGCGACTGGAAGCTCCCCACATAATGGCAAGCCCCGCGTAGCGCCTGGCCCGGCCTTGATTTGTGCCATGCCTCGACCACTTGGGGCTGGTGGTTCCCCGGCTCGCCTATGGGCAGGTCCCCTATCGCCTGTCTGACTGTGACGATCTCCTTGGTCGGCTCCGGAAAGACGGGCTGCTTCCCCAGGTCGGCCCTTGTCCCTATCCAGATCAATCTTTGCCGGCTCTGCGGCACCCCGTACCATCTCGCGTTCATCAACTTGCATTTCACCTGGTAGGAGAGCGCCCTCAACTCCCCCATGATCTCGATGAACCGCCCCTTCATTCTCCCTTTGATAAGGCCGCTGACGTTCTCCATGACGAAGGTTTTCGGCTCAAGTTCCCGGACGAGTCTGGCGAACTCCCTGAACAGGTCGTTCCTTGAGTCGTTAACGCTCCTTCTGCCGGCGGTCGAGAACCCCTGGCACGGGGGGCTCGCGTCCAGGAGATCGAGCCCCCTCCTCTTGATCCCGCAGGACTCCATGATCTGCTTCCCTGTCACCGTCCGGATGTCCCGCTCCCAGCACGGGACGTCAGGGAAGTTCAGCCGGAACGTCTCGACCGCGAGCCTGTCGAAGTCGATGGCCAGGATCTCCCGGAATCCGGCCCATTTGTAGCCGAGGGACGAACCCCCGCACCCGGAGAAGAGGGAGATGACCGTGGGTTTCCCGTTCACCATTTGTATCCGCACCTCGGGCAGTCGTTCTCAGTCGGCAGCTCTCCGACCTCCTTCTCGTCCACTTTCGGGGCGATCCCCTCGACGACGCGCTTCAGGCTGAGGGCGTTCCCCAGGTCCAGCTTGAAGTCCTCCAGGTCGATCTCCTGGAGGTGCGGGTAGACGAGTTCCACGAGCCTTTCCTCCTCGTAGTAGCCGGCCCGATCATTGTCGCTGAGCGAATATTCGATCCTCTCCTTCTCCGTCTTCGCCTCGACAATGCTGACCTCGACTTCCTTGACCCCGAGCTCCCGGAGCGCCAGGAGGCGCATGTTCCCGCCCAGGACGACAAGCCTCCGTTTCCCCTTCTTCCCCCCATCCTCGCAGACGACGAGCGGCTTGTAGACGCCCAGGCGCTTGATCTGCCGCT